CCTTCCGCAGTGAATACGGTATTATCAGGGGTATCACAAGTGGTAGATCCTGGAATTACTTTCTTTCCACGAACCAAACTACCATTTGCGTAACTAGAAGCAGCTGAATCTAAATTATCAGAATCGGAAATACCATTAATAACAGTATTTTCAAGATCAAGTTGAACATATAGATCATGAAGACCTAATACATCATTAGAACAAGGAGAACCTGACATTTCAATAACTGGGAATCCTTTATTAATCACAGTATTAGTTATATTGATTGGTGAAAGTTTAATTTCTCCTTTTTTATAATCAATTGTTCCAATTGATTTTTTAATAACTTTTGCCTGATTAGAAGATTCTAATTGTATCAACATAATTTGACCAGTTTCAGTAGATCCAGCATCAGGTTTATCAGTAAGATATACCACACCAGCAATACCATCTACATTAAATCCAGATGACTTAATATTGAATCCATCGCAACTCTTAACAAAAATACAATTTCCAAAACAAATTTCATATTCCGCAAAACTATTTAACGATACTCTGAGATCTCTTCTTATAACAACTGTCGTAATATTAGAAGTTATGGCATCGCTGCTATTATCAATGACGGATAATAACTTACTATACTTAAATCTAGCACCAAATTTGTTCAATTCGGATGAGTCAGCATATTGTCTGAGATTGGTAGCAATAAGACTAACAAGATCTTCAGCAGAGGAGATTAAATTAGAGTTATAATAAGCAGTTATGTTCAATTCAATATATAAAAACTTCAAATCAGTGATTTCTACGTCAATTCCTGAAACTGAATATTTTTTAATCTCTCTTTTTATGTTATTTTTGATTTGATTAGACAAATAAGGTCCATTTGTAGGTTTAATGCTTACAAAAACCTTTCCATATTGAGGTGGAGTGAGAGTTTCACCACCAAAAGCAGAAACAGAGTCTGTTTCAGTGTATAATGTGGGAATAAGTGCTTCAAAATCTGCAGTAGTTACAGCTCTTTTCTGAGATGAGTAAATTCGAGTCGCATATTTTTTAATCGATTCTACAGATTCGATATTTTGACCTAAAGAACTGCTATTAAGTGCTGTAACAAGAGAAACTCCACTACTAATAGTTATATTATCTCGTGAAGATGTTAATTTTCCAGCAAAATTGAAATTATTAATACCATTTCCAAGTTCACCACTTGTTACAAGATAAGAAACTTCAATAAAACTGGGTGCTTCTAATTTTTTACCAAAAATTCCGTCTCCAAATATCAATTCATACCTCTCACCTTCTATTTCTTGAACAAAATAGACGGGAGAGTCTCCTGTAATGTCAAATAAACTATCAGATTGGATATATTTACGAGTAACAGTAGAAGATTGGGATGGTTTTACAACAACTCGAAGTGTAGAAAGGTCAATTCCGCTATTTTCAAGAATAAAACGTTGATCAGGGTCAAAAGAATTTACTGTAAAAGTACTTGTAAGGTAAATTCCTTCGTAAATTGCAATATTATCAAAAGAAGCAGTATTATCTGAGACAGGAACAGTAATATCATCTAAAATTGCAAAGGTATAACTCTCATTTGCAAAGCTATTAGATGATGCAACAATACCTTTATTTAAAGTTACAGTTTGCGGTGGATTTGTATAGTCAGTTGTATTTACAAAAAAGGAAATATTAGCTTGTGATGCTCTTTTTGAATAAGGAGTATAACCAATATTACGTGCTAGTGATACAACATTCTCTCTTAATGTTGCACTGTCGATAAAAACTTCATTTGATACCATATTGGCATTGTATGAAGTGATGTAAGTATTGTATGCAAGGACATCAATTATAGTTGACAGGTTAGATCCTTCAAAATCATAATCCGTAAAATTGGAATTAGATCGAAGATAATCTTTAATTGATGTTTTTATCTGGTCAAAGTCCAGATTTGCGAAATTAACTAGGGGCATTATCGTGCTGGCTGTAATGCGAATGATAACTGTTGTGCTTGTGCATCTATTCCAATTATTTCATAGGTAATAATAACATCGAATTCATATGAATCAGGATTGGCAGATACTTTTGTAGTCAACAATTTAACTCTAGGTTCATAATTTTGAATTGTATTTTCTATTTCACTCTTTATAGATGATGCCGTGAGGTCATCCATATTCTCAAATAACAATTCATTGACTCTTGAACCTACATCATTATTAAAAAATCGCTCTCCAGGTGCAGTAAGCACTAGATTGCGAAGAGAACGGGCTATAGCAGTCTGATTTTTAATCGCAATGAGGTCATCAGTTAACGGATTAACCTTAAAAGACATACTTATATCTTTAAATGACCTACTTATGCGTTGGACAGGCACTATTATACGGCAAATATATGTTTATTTAGCAACCTCAAATACCAAATTCATTAAGTTCAAAGAAGTCATCATCCTCTTTATTCTCATAAAGGTCATTCGTCACCTTTTTATCCGTTTTTTTAGGTACAATATTGTCATTTGCTATCTCTCGTAGCATTTTTTGGTACTGATGATTCGGCAAATTGTCTAAAAAATCGTGCATTTTCGTATTCCCACTAAAAAAGGGACTCATAAAGTCCCTTTTATTTATTTTCCCTGGCCACGGGTGCGTTTTTTTGCTTTATTTCGAGAGGAAGCGGCATACTTAGTATGTTTACCCCTTCCTTGACGAGTTTTTTTCGGTGTTGTTTCGAGAATTTCGCCACCTAAAGCACTTCTCATTGCCATTTAGTTAACCTCCATAGTAAAAACGAGACACGACGGTTAGATTACACGAGTTTTTTCGTGACCAACACGTATCCGAGGATCGCACCAGATCTTATAACCTGCATCGATAGCATCTAAACAGAAACTAACGTCCTCTCCACACATATCCTGAACTGCTCCAGACTCAAACTGTTGCATCTTTGGAGCAAACCAAGGATATTCCATTTTCTCATCCTCGAAAACTCCGTTCTTAATCATAACCCAACCGAAACCTGTGTAGTCAACGGTGAAAGGCTTCTTACGTTTGGTGATGGATTCAACGGTTTCGTGATTCATAACTCCACCATTCTTACGGAAGTCATCTTCTTCTAACCAGTGTGCAACTGAGGTAGTCATGCCATCTTCTGTTGCATACCAACCACCGCAGATTTCAGCTTCCTCTTTCTCGGAATCCTCTGCAGGTAATGCAAGGTCGCACAATTGCCAGAATTTCTCTGTAGTAAAGACAATATCCGAGTCAATCCAAAGTTGATAATCATACTCTAGTTTACCATCCCAAGGTAACTGATTAGGACCACGAAGAACATTTGCACCTAAACACTTACAACGTGCAAAGTTAACCATTGATGAGTAATCTTGTGAGATCTGGATACTCATTCCATTTTGTACCATGTCGAAACACATTTGTACAAAATTCTTTAAGAATATAAATGAACAACCTCTACCAGGTAAACAGAATACAATCTTCTTACCTTTCATTCTTGCTTTAATTGCATCATAATCCCATTCAGGTTCTTTAGCCTTCTTGGGAGGGACTGTCTTCACAGTAAATCCTTTTGCCATAGCGTTTTGTAATTACACATCAATTATACAACGCTATTATGTATATGTCAATATGAATCTTCTTCCCACATTGGTTGAGGGATAACCCTACCTGGCCCACCTACTCCACACTTAGGCCCTAACTGAATATATGATAAATCTCTCTCTGTATAATCTGTCTTGAGTAAACCAACCATTACCTTTAACATTTCCCATGTACATTCAAATTCTTCTTCAGGGAGATTTGCATAAAGACATCTATCTTGTGCATAGATGTGATAGGTAGTCTCGTCGTACATGAGTCATCGTTGTCCTTCACTTATTATATATTAACATCAACATAATTGCAAGTTCATTGATATACAAATTCGATCTGTTTCTTTTTCATTAGCTTTCACAAAATGTATTATGTCACTCGGAAATATTAACATGTCTCCTTTCTTTGCATCAATACTTATATGGTCTCCATACCTATCAATTCTTCTTTGGGGAAAGGGAGTCATTAAAGATAA